TTCAATTTTTTCTAAAGATTGTTTTAAACCTTCGTGTCCTGGTGCTTTAAATCCACCGCTAATAAATGAACCTTTTTCTCTAATATATGAATAGTCGAATTTTATTTCATATCCTGCATATTCTGGGAACGGTTGATCATCAACAAAATATGATGATAATAAAACACCTAATGAGTCTGCCCATCCTTCAATAGAATCTTCAATATAAAATGTTTTTGTACCTAAAGTTCTTTTTTGTAATCTACTAAGGTTATTTACAAATGGAATTAATAAACCACCACCAAAACCACAGCCAGATAATGCTAGGTAAAATATTTCTTGGAAAACTCTATTGCGAGCAATATGTCCAGAAGTACAGTTAAACATTCTTGTATTATGTTTTACAATCTGTTCGTATCTGTATTGTAAATTTCTTTGAGAAGCAAGCACCGCTTGTTCTTTCATGCTCTCAACCGCGCTTTGTAAATACGGTTCAATGTTGTCCGTAATTTTATAATACTTCTTTCTATGACCATCAATTATGTTTTCACACGCATCTTCCCATGTTTCATACCTATTTTCATTTTCTAACCATTTGTAATAATCTGAGTGCAATTTGAGATCACTCAGAAATTTTTTACCTTTCTGCATTTCTTCTTTTTTTTTTGTTTTGTTTTATCTTTTATTGTGTTATTATACCCTTTTTCATTTGAGCCTTTTTGTATATTTCTGCTGTTCTGCTGGCTCTGTCTTGAGTTTTTTGTTCTTCATGACCTAAAAGTGTATTTTGTGCTTCTGTATCAATTAACAAATATTCATTGTTAAATTTACAATTTTGCCATATGATGCCATCTTTACCTATACGAGATTTCAATAGTGTTAATGTGGCTAAATTGTGTTCTTTTTGTTCTAGTGTTTTACCTATAGATAAAATCACGTGTGCAATTTGTGCCTTTTTGATTGAGCCACCCATTTGGTCTCCAGTTACAACTTCAGAAGAAATTGATTCACGGTTACCTTGTGTTGCTGTCCATATTGCCATATTAAATTCAGATGTCATAGATTCTAAACTTCTCATGATAGAGCCTTCACCTTTCCATTCTTCACCAGTTGCTGCTCTTTCTGGAGATATACAATCTACGTAGTCAATAACTAATAAATCTATTTTGTGTGGACCCTCTGAATTTATTTTTCTAATTTTATTTTTTATTTCAGATATTGTTACATTATCACTAGCTAACTTTAACAATTTAAGGCTACCTTTTGATCTTGATTGAGCTTCGTCGACTAATTTTTTTACCTCTTCTTTTAATTCTGGTTGTTCATCTGGTGCAATGTTAGACCAAATTGTGTAGTGCTTTCTTTTGATATTACCTGGATTGTCTTCGAAAAAAATCTGTACAACATGATAACCTAAATTATATGCTGTATTAGCAAATTTAGTTAAAAGCGTAGTTTTACCAGTTCCTGTTGGTGCTAAGACAATTCCTAGTTCACCAATACCTAGACCCCCTTTTAACACATTATCCACACCTACAATTCCAGTTGGTAGCGGGTGTCTAAAATCCTTTTCTAGCGCAGCGTCAATATCAGCAAATACATCATCAGCTTCTTCACCAGATATACCTACTTGTAAGGCCTTTTTTATAATTTCTTCAATCTTATTGTAAGATTCAAAATCCCCATTATCAATAATGCTATTAACATTTTTAAGTTCTTTTTTAAGATTTTGTTGTTTACAAAAGTTTAGGGCTGTATCCTTAACTAAATCATTTTGCTGTTCATTGGTTTTAATAGCTTCTAGTGTGTCAATATGCATTTTAGAGTTGCTATTTGAACCATTCTCAGCCATAATTTTTTGTGCTAGAGTATGGTAATCTGGAATTTTATTATAGGTTTTCCATAGTTCTTTCGTATTCTCCATTATGTATTTAAAAGCCACATTGTCAAAATATTTACTTTCAATAACATCGATAATTGTTTCTCCGAATTTTCTGTCTTCAATTATTGCTTTGATGAGCGATTGTTGAAATGAAAATCCTAAATGTCCAAAATTCCTTTCTTCCATAGTTGTTCTTAATAGTCTTTAATAAATTATAGTTCGTATTGTAGATATGTTGTTTCCAGTTCTTCAGATGATAAAATGTCAGTTAGTTCTGACAAAATTCTCTTAAGTCTTGGTCGAATATCAACCGTGTACCTAGCTTTTGGGTGGTAGACATACGCGGGGAATATTCTAGAAATAAATACATCATCACCTAGCTTAATTTCCAATAAAAAATGTTCTTTTTCATCACTAATTTTTTCTTCCACATTCTCGGAATTGAGAATAAAATTTTGATTTTCGCATAGGTAATTGGAACTTTTTATTTTCAAATCTTCTTGAATTTGTTCACAAATATTTTTTACATAATAGTGAAGGTCCAAAGAGCGTCTTGATTGATCAATATGACCTCTCACATTAAAATATCGCTGACATACGATATTACCTTCCAATGTTAATAAAAATTCGAATTTCGTAATGTTGTCTAGATTGTTACTCATGGTTTTTTACTTTTATTGTTTTTGTTTTAATTTTATTTTTTTCTTTTCTAGTTAATCTCATAAATGGATTTAAAAAATTCATCCAAGCATCATCTGCTTTCGGTAGTACATTGAACAGACCGTCCTCTGTCATCATTTTCATAGCGTTTTTGTATGACCGACCTTCTTGGTCTAATTCATCTAGTATAAGGGAATTGATAAATTCTCTTGCTTCGTCTGTTAAGAATGGAGATTCTAGGCTGACAATTTTCTCATTTATTTCGTAAAACTCATCACCGAAAACACCGTATTTTGTAACACCAGTCAAAAGATTTGCTAATGTTTTGTTGTACTTATCTTTCTTAAATAAAGAATTAGTTTTTTCTTTAATATGATTTATAGATAGTTTTTCTGTTTTAAGTTCAGGAAAAAAGGATAAAAACCTTTTAACACCCATACCTTTAATTCCAGCTATATTATCGGAGTTATCTCCGCAAAACATTTTTACTAACTTGATATTTTCAATAAGAATTTCTTGATGTTCATATTTAAAAATATCATGTTTTTGGTATAGCTTTTGATGAGACGGATTATATATTTTTATATTATCTGTAACCAATTGGGCTAAATCGCCGTCAGATGAATATATTACTATCTGTTCATTAGAGTTTTGGGTGTAAAATGCTATACAGTCATCTGTTTCACAATTTTCAAATTCACCTTGTCTTACATATAGTTCTTCAAGATATTGTTTAATTCTATTTCTTTGGTAGCTATATGAATGTAATTCTTCCTCACTACGGATTCTCTCTTTTCTGTTTTCTTTATAATGTACATATAATTTTCTTCTTTCATTTGAGCCGTTTTCTCCGTCCCAAAAGACCACTATTTTTTCTAAGTGATATATTTCAAAAGCTTTACGTAATGTGTTTAGAAAATGGAATATACCACCAATATGTTCACCTTTGTAAAAATAATTTTTAACACCGTAAAATCCTATCGTAAGTAAATTATCTCCATCTACTAATAAAACAGACATTAATATATATTATTTCGTTACTCATCTTCTGTTACAACATCTAAATCTTCGGTGTCTGTAACATTAACACCTAACATTTTACTAATATAATCTCCGTGCAATTTTTTATATTCCTCAATACTTCTTTTTTCTTCACCATCATCTCTACCTTTCATGAAATCTTGGGCTGTAACCAAAATACGACCATCTTCATATCCTAAACCATTTACGTGGTTTTTCATAATTGATATTTTTGTTCTAGTCGCAATCTTAACTTTTCTCTTATCTTTTGTAATTGAAATTTTGGTTGTTCCAGCACCTTTTTGATTACCAAATAAAAATACTAATGTTGAGTTTAACCAAATTGCTTCTCCACCCTTAGCTTTAATTTTTGGTTGACCGAATGGATTATCGGGTAATTCCACCCAAGGCTGGTTAACAATTATTAAAGTATTTGTGTTTTTTTTGTCTGAACGACGAGAACCAGAAATTCTTTGATTTAACCCCATACCAATTTTATCGGCTAAAACAGACGCGTTGTGTTGTTTACCACCTTTACCTTCGTAGGTCATTTTACATGGTACTGAACCAACTGAATCCCATAAGAAAATTAAATCACTTTCAATATCACCTTTTTCCTGAGCATCTAAAATCTCGTTTATATATTCAGTAATTTGTTCTATATATTCAAAATCGCTATTAAAAAGATAATCAGAATCTTTATCAAATCCCATTAATACTGCGTGATCCCAATTCCATTTTTGTTCGGTAATAATAAAAACAGGTACTACACCCTTTTTCTGTGCATCTACAGCTGCTTTTATAAGTGCCGTTGTTTTACCAGTATCGCTATGACCCAAGAACATATTAATATGCCCCATTGCTGGCCCTGGAATACCAGTTGCGTCTAAAAAAGCATCTCCTAAATCTAAGAAACGGTCAGCTTTATACTCCGCTTCTTTTGAGAACTTTTTCTTTATTGAGTCAAAATTGTTTTTCTTTATTGCCATAATTAAAATTTAAAAAATGGGGCTTCTGACGTTATCTCCGCCCCTCCATGTTTAGAACGGTAAGTCATCATCTGCAGATTCATCCTCTTGTGGATCAACAACTGTTGATTTTGGTGCACCTATTGTTTCTTCGGCTACTGCGTTAGACACCCATTTTTTAGAATCTGAGTCCCAACGTGGAGTTTCTCCTCTAGCAACCATATCCAAATAGTCTTCACCCTTTTTAGAATAGACATCTGACCATACTAAATCATCTTCCAACCATTGTTTTGCAACTTCTTGGTTTTCATTTAGTGGTGCAGAGTCATCAGGAATAACTGAGTTAATTACCGTATACTCTTTACCTGTTGGTGATTTTGTTAATGTTAATGATAAAATCAAATCACGACCTTTAGTTGCATCGGTGATATCACCTTTGTTACGGAAAATTGGGAAGATTTTATCCAAAACACCTTCTTGTTTAGAATTGTGTTTAAATCTCCAAAATTTAACACCGTCATCTTCGTGGTCTCTATCGATAACTTTAACGATATAAAATTTACGTGAACGATACTGGCGAGCCGCTTCTCTGTCAGCTTCAACCCCAGTTTCCATTAATGCTTTGTGAACCTCGTTTAATGGTGAACGAAGTCCTTCTTGGTGTGGGTCGTATAATTTCACCCATTTACCATCTACTTGCATTTCATGAAAATAAACTTCAACAAAGGGAGATGATCCGTCTTTTGTTGGTAAAATTCTGATTCTTCTTTCTTCACCTTTACTACCCTTTGGTAGAACTGTGGTAAAGTACTTTTTCATTCGGTCTTCTTGTGAAACCTTATTTCCGTTGCCGCTTGCGGCGTTTTTGTTCTTCTCGTACTGTGCGAGAACTGAGTCAAATGTAGACATAAAAAATAGTTTAAATTAAAAATTTGATTATAGTATAATATACATAAAAAAACCCAGACTTGGAAATCTGGGTTAATTAATTTTTATAATTTTTTAATTTACTCTAAGGTTAATAGATATTTCAACTTATTGAATAAACCTACCATTTCGTCTCTTGTATTAAATAAGTTTGTGTCGGATTCTTCAAATTGTTCGTTATATTGATTTAAAGCTTCTATAACGGTACTGCACATACTTTTTACATCCATTTCATTTAAATTAGATAGGTTGATAACTTTAGTTTCTTCTTCCAATTTAAACCTACCATATTTACCCATAGCTTCTTCAACAAATGAATCAACTAAATCTGTTAATGCACTTAAAGTATCATCTAAAGCTTTATGGCGAGCGTATCCTTTAGTTTGCCAATGCATAATTTTCAATTGACACTGAAGTGATAAGAAAAAATTTACGTTAGAATGAATATTCATCTTCTTGAGCTGTTGGGTTAAATGATGTCTTCATACCATCCACTGAAAAGTTTTTAACATCATCTTGTGTTAAAACATACTCGTTTTTACCAGATTGTTTCATTTCAGCTTGTTTATTTGCAAAAAATTCTTGCGGTTTTTGGTTAAAAGGATATGAATCTAATGAACGCATTTCTAATTTTTCTTGTGGTGATGCTGGTTTCATTTCTTCAACTTTGGAGCCTAGTTCGTCAATTTTAGACATCAATTGATCCATTGATGCTAGCTTTTGTTCTAGTTCACCTAGTTTTGAAAATACATCGTCCATTTTAGTTGTAACGTCTGAACTGTTTTGTTGATTACCTTCAAAATCTTTTTTTAGATTTTTAACCATATCAACTAAATCTGTAACATCCACTTCTTCAGTATCTTCCATAGATTTTTCATCTTCTGGTGCTGGAGCGTCTAAACCAGTTGCGTCTGGCGCTGGTGGAGCTTCTGGTGCTGGAGCATCTAAACCAGGTGCTGGAGCATCTAAACCAGTTGCGTCTGGCGCTGGTGCATCCAAGCCAGCTGGTGGCGGTGGGGGCGCATCTTGCTCCATAATCATGTTTTTTGCATATCTATTGATAGCATTAAAACGTTTAACTTCTTCTAATAATTTTTGTTCTAACATA